ACAAAAAAAGGTCCGGCAAGGGTACGAGAAAGCTGGACTCAGACCTTTGGCGGTAGCTCAAACGCACACAAGGTTGCTGTGCTTGAAGAGGGTATGAAATACACGCCTATTTCAATCTCGCCCGAACAGGCACAATTCCTTGAAACGCGAAAATTTCAGATAGATGAAATAGCTCGAATTTTCCGAGTGCCTCCTCATATGGTCGGTGATTTGGAAAAGTCGAGCTTTTCTAATATTGAACAGCAGTCACTTGAATTTGTAAAGTACACACTTGACCCTTGGGTGTCAAGGTGGGAGCAAAATTTGGTGCGTTCCCTTCTGACAACCGATGAAAAGAAAAGGTATTTTATCAAATTCAATGTTGACGGACTGCTTAGAGGTGACTATCAAAGCCGAATGAACGGATATGCAACAGCAAGGCAGAACGGCTGGATGTCGGCAAATGACATCAGAGAGCTTGAAAACCTCGACCGCATATCAGCAGAAGAAGGCGGAGATTTGTACCTCGTAAACGGCAATATGTTACCTCTCAAAAATGCAGGTGCATTTGCTGAAACTAATAACAAGGAGGAAAACAACGAAGATGAAGAAGTTCTGGAAGTGGAAGAATCAGACGGAGAACAGTCCGACCGAGAGAGTTCTGACTCTCAACGGCACAATCGCCGAGGAAAGCTGGTTTGACGATGATGTCACTCCACAGCTTTTTAAGGACGAGTTGAACAGTGGAACAGGCAACATCACTGTTTGGATAAACTCTCCCGGTGGTGACTGCGTTGCCGCCGCACAGATTTACAATATGCTGATGGACTACAAAGGCAATGTCACAGTCAAGATTGACGGTATTGCCGCAAGTGCTGCATCGGTAATTGCTATGGCAGGCACAGAGGTTTTAATGTCACCTGTTTCAACAATGATGATTCACAATCCTGCAACCGTTGCTATGGGCGACCACAACGAAATGCAGAAGGCTATTGAGATGCTTAACGAGGTCAAGGAAAGTATCATCAATGCCTACGAAATTAAAACAGGATTGTCGAGAGCAAAGCTGTCACATTTAATGGACTCTGAAACTTGGATGAACGCAAACAAGGCCGTTGAACTCGGCTTTGCAGACGGTATTATTGCACGAAATGCTTTTCCTGAAAAGGAAGATGATGAGGACGAAGATGAAAAGGAGAAAAAGAAATCCCCTTGTGATTCAGTCCTGTTTTCAAGGAAGGCTGTAAATACGGCACTGATAAACAAAATTGAAAAGCACTATTCAAACAATGTTTCAAATTACAAAGGCACTCCTGTTTCTGACATCAGGGAGCGCCTTAATTTTATCAAAAAATTTATTTAGGAGGTCACAGATATGACTATTAAGGAATTAATTGAAAAAAGAGCAAAGGTGTGGGAAACTGCAAAAAGCTTTGTTGATACCCACGAGGATAAAAATGGTCTGCTTTCTGCAGAGGACACAGCAACCTACAACAAAATGGAAAAGGAAATTGAGGATCTGACTGCGGCTATTGACCGTCAGCAGAGAGCCGCACAGCGCGAGGCCGACCTTAACAAGCCGCTTAATTCTCCACTTACAAACAAGCCGTACAAGGGTGAACAGTCGGAGAAAAAGAGCGGACGAGCAACAGACGAGTACAAAGATGCAATGATTTCTGCGATGCGTTCCAATTTCAGAAATATCAGTAATGTTCTGCAGGAAGGTGTTGATTCTGACGGCGGTTACCTTGTTCCCGAGGAGTATGACAGCAGGCTGATTGATGTGCTTGAAGAGGAGAACATTATGCGTTCTCTTGCAACAACAATCACAACAAGCGGTCAGCACAAGATTAATATTGCCGCCACAAAGCCGGCGGCTGCGTGGATTGAAGAGGGCGGCGCACTCAGCTTTGGTGATGCAACCTTTGACCAGATTTATCTTGATGCATACAAGCTCCATGTTGCAATCAAGGTGACAGAGGAACTTCTCTACGACAACGCTTTCAACCTTGAAAACTACATCATTACTCAATTTGGCAAGGCTCTGGGAAATGCCGAGGAGGACGCTTTCTTAAACGGTGACGGCAAAGGAAAGCCTATTGGTATTTTTGATGCCAAAGGCGGCGGTAATGTTTTAGGTACACTTACAGCTGCAATCAAATCAGATGATATGCTTGACCTTGTGTACGGCTTAAAGCGCCCGTACAGAAAAAGCTCATCTTTCATTATGAACGATTCAACCCTTGCACTGCTTAGAAAACTGAAGGACAACAACGGAGCATACATTTGGCAGCCGTCATATAAAGAGGGCGAGCCTGACAGAGTGCTTGGCTATGCAGTTAACACTTCTCCATATGCTCCCACAAATGCTATTGCATTCGGTGATTACAGCTACTACAACATCGGAGACAGAGGAAGTCGTTCCTTTGCAGAACTGCGTGAGCTTTTTGCAGGCAACGGTATGGTAGGCTTTGTTGCTAAAGAGAGAGTTGACGGCAAGCTGATTCTGCCGGAGGCAGTGCAGATTTTAAAGCTTAAGGAAACTACAAGTGCCGGCTGATAGGAGTGCATTAAATGACTGATGAGCTTTTACAGAGGGTAAAGCAGAACCTGATACTTGAACACAACGAAGATGATGAGCTTTTGAAAATGTACATAACTGCCGCAGTATCCTATGCCGAAAGCTATCAGCACATACCTGAAAACTACTACAGCGAAAATCCAATGCCGCCTACAACTGAACAAGCCGTAATGATGCTTGCGAGCCATTTCTACGAAAGCAGAGATGGCTCAACGGGCGGCTTTTTCGCTGACAGCACAAATGCATCTGCACAGGTTTGGAATACGGTTAATCTGTTATTACGGCTTGACAGGCGGTGGCAGGCATGAGCTTTGGCAAGATGAATTCATTTGTTGAAATCGTTCAGAAAAGCATAGATACCGATAACGAGGGTTTCAAAACGGAAACTCTGAAAACAGTTGCAAAGGTAAGGGCATATCGTGAAGGTCGGCACGGCAGTGAAAAATGGGCAAACAGAGCTGCTTTTTCAACTGCTACCGACCTCTTTCGATTTCGGTGTATTCCAAATGTTGAGGTTACAACCGATATGCAGATACTATGCAATAACAGAAAATTTGAAATCACATCGGTTGAAAATGTAAAAGGTAGAAATATGTACATTGAGGTGCTTGCAAAGGAGGTAAAGCCAAGTGGCTAAGGTTGATGTGAAGATGCCCGAGGACTTTCTTTTAAAGCTATCCAGGCTCGGTGACAAAACAGATAAAATCTGCGAAAAGGCACTCAATGCCGGCGGCGAGGTTGTTCTTGCAAAGGTCAAGAGCAACCTTTCTGCCGTAGTTGGCAAGGACACAAAAACAGAGTCACGCTCTACAGGCGAGCTTGAACGCTCCCTCGGACTTTCTCCTGTCCTCATCGACGATAACGGAAATGCAAACATCAAGATAGGCTTTAAAGAACCTCGTTCTGACGGTGAAAGCAATGCTAAAATTGCAAGCATCATTGAATACGGCAAACAAGGTCAGCCGCCTAAGCCTTTCTTAAAGCCTGCAAAATCATCATCAAAGAAAGCTTGCGTAAAAGCTATGATTGATACTCTTGAACAGGAGGTAAAGAACCTATGAGCCTGCTGTCCGAGTTAAAGGACATCGCAGAAAATTGCGGAGTCAAGGTTGAAACAGGTGTGTTTTCGGACACACCGCCCGATGAATACATTGTGCTGACACCTCTTGCAGACAGCTTTGAAATGCACTGCGATAATCTGCCGGAATATGAAATTCAAGAGGTGCGAATCTCAATATTTTCAAAGGGTAATTACACAGCTTTAAAATACAAACTGACTGCATCAATATTCAAAGCCGATATTTCAATTACTGACCGAAGATACATAGGTCACGAGGACGATACCGGCTACCACCACTATGCCGTTGATACGGCAAAAACTTACAAATTGGAGGAGGAATTTTAATGGCAACAATCGGACTTGATAAGTTATTTTATTCAAAGATTACAGAAGATGAAAACGGCGAGGAAACCTACGCAACACCCGTACCTCTTGCAAAGGCGATGACCGCAGAGCTTTCAATAGAGCTTGCCGAGGCTACCTTGTATGCAGATGACGGTGCGTCTGAAATTGTAAAAGAGTTTCAGAGCGGAACGCTGACCCTCGGCATTGACGACATCGGAACTGCTGTCGCAGAGGATTTAACAGGTGCGAAAATCGACAGCAACAAGGTGCTTATTTCTGCGGGTGAGGACGGAGGAACCCCTGTTGCGGTGGGTTTCAGAGCGAAAAAGTCAAACGGCAAGTACCGTTACTTCTGGCTTTACAGAGTTAAATTCGGTATTCCTGCAACAAACCTCACCACAAAGGGAGAAAGTATAGAGTTTTCCACACCGTCAATAGAGGGTACGGTGACAAGGAGAAACAAACCCGACACGCAGGGTAAGCACCCGTGGAAAGCCGAAGTAAACGAGGACGATACGGAAGTTAAATCAACCACAATTTCAAACTGGTACAAGCAGGTTTACGAGCCTGTTTACTCAGCGGGATAATAACGGAGGTTAAGCTATGGACAGCGAAAGAAGTACAAAAATAAAAATCGGTGAAAATGAATACAGCCTTGTCTTAACCACAAAGGCTACAAAGGAAATCGCCGCAAGGTACGGCGGTCTTGAGAACCTCGGCGACAAGCTGATGAAGAGCGAGAACTTTGAAATGGCACTCGACGAGGTTATATGGCTTATTACCTTGCTTGCAAATCAGAGCGTTCTAATTCACAACCTCAAAAATCCCGATGATAAAAAACCGTTGCTTACAGAGAACGAGGTCGAGCTTTTGACATCACCGTTTGATTTGGCAGAGTACAAATCAGCAATTATGGAGTCGATGTACAAAGGCACAAAGCGAAATATCAAAAGTGAGGACAACTCAAAAAACACAGCAGTCGGGTAA